TTTCTTTTATGTTCATACTATTATTTATAACCGTAAAAAAAAGGGGGATCAAAAGACCCCCCTCTTTTATTCTGTTGCATAAGCAACTAACAAGATTACATCAAGTTAGCAACTTGTACTCTTCTGTAATAGAAGTTTTGATTAGCAGCAGCAGGTGCTGTCACATCAATACTACCGTCAGCAGAAGTGTTAGCAAATGGGTTTTGAACCATTCCGTATCTAGTCTTAAACCCGATTTTTGGTTGGAAAGTATCTTGACCAACTGCTCTCACCATTTGTAGTGGAACATATGGGCAATAGAATAATCCAGCGTCATAAGGTGAAGTACCTTTATAACCAACAACATAGTATTGTTTAGCAGCAACATTCGCAGCATATGGATCAACATATACTTTAAATCTACCGTTAAGAACACCAGCAAAAGTATTTGCAGTATCGTCAACATTTAAGTTGTTGTTTAATGCAGGAGTATAATCTAAGATACCAGCCATTTGTAAAGCAGAAGCAACATCAGCACTAGTTATGATGATATTACCTTTCCCCCTACGAGTTTTTTGACCGATCGCATTAGCGTCTCTTTCGAGTTGGAACATTAAACCTTTGAATTTCTCAACAGACCAACGACCATTTGAGTCAGTATCTAAGTCAAAGATACCAGCATTAGTCGTATTAACTTCCGCACCTTTATTAGCAACTAAGTAAATAGTTCTAACAACTTCACGGTTGATTTCTGCAAGAATTTCAGTTGATAAAATGTTCGCAAGTTCTGTTTCTGCGTCTAGACCATGGATTGCTTTTAAGTCTTGAGCAAGTTCCATAGTGTACTCAGCTTTGAGTGCTCTAGATTTTGCGGTAACAGTTACCTTGTCGATTGAGAATGCCATTTCAGCAAACGCATTAGCAGCAGCATCACCAAGAGCCTCGCCTTGTGCAGTTGTCATACCAACTCCAGTAGAGTAGTTACCTGCAGGTGAGTCATTTAGTAGTGCCGGGTTAGTAGCAGCAAATCCAGTACCTGGAGTTTGCATATCACCAGCAGCATCGTTTGATGAATGGTCAGTATCAGCTTCGTTAAACAAAGCCTCATCGCCAGTTTGGTTTGTAAATCTTGAACGCATAGCGAAGATAAGTCCAGTTGGACCTGTCATCGGTTGTACGCCACAGATGTCGTAAGCAATCATATTAGGTAGAGCCCTACGAACAAGTGATATCAAGATTGGATCCCAACCACCGTTAACTCCACCACCGATATTTCCGCCGGAAATATTGTTAGTAGGTGCAGCCTCCATTAGGTTGTCCTCTTTCATCGCTTTTTCTTGGTTCTCTAATACAACTGTGGTAACAGCTTTTCTGTAAGTATCCTTAATTTCTCCTAAATCAGGATGCTCTAGAACTGGCTGCCACTTTTCTTGTAAATTTTCAGTTTGAAACATTGTTTCTCTCCTTTAGTTAATTAACTTCCTAACTATACTTTAATTTTAGTTAGCGTATTAGAAATTGCGGCGGTGTAAGCAGCCATAGCTTCATTACTACCAGTCGTTAGATTGGCGTCACCGACCACGGAATCAACATCTTCTTTAGAAGTAGTTGGTTCACTATTGTTTTTAGGGAAATAAGATTCTTTAATCGTATCTAATTTCTTACTAAAATCTTTTTCGTCTTTGAATTCTATGTTCTCAGCCAACTCTTTTAACTTTTCAGTTTCAGTATCAGCGAGTCCATTAGAGGCCTCAGAAAAGATTTTTTCTTTAGAGAAAGTAGAGTTTGATTTAGAAAGTTCAACATTCTTTTCAATCTCTTCGTTTAATTTTTTCTCTAATTCTTCTTTTTCTTTTGCCATAGCTTCCAAGACATCATATTTTTCTTCAGGAACATCAATATAATGTTCTTTGAAAAGATTTTTTAGTCCAGAAATGAAATCTTCAGCAATTTCAGAACGGATGCCAGATTCAACTGCCAACTCGTTATCTTTGACCCACTCTTCAACTACATAGTTTAAGTATGAATCAACTTTTTCAACAAGTTCTTCTTTTATAGAAGCAGTCTTTTTCTCCATCTCGTCTTCCATTTTCTTTTTCATTTTCATTTCTTTTTCTGCAAGGCGTGTTTTGACAGCAGTTTCAAAAATAGTCGCAGCCTTTTCTTTAAACTCTTCAGATAAGTCAGCGTCAGCAGAAACTAGAGCCTCAACATCTTTCGATAGATCAATAACATCTTCTTCAGTTTCTTCAGCGACCACTTCGTCTGTCTCTGCTTCAACTTCTTCTTCTTTTAAACCATTACCTGGTTTGAAATCGCCTTTTCCAGCAGGATTACTGCCGTCATTAGCGTCTTTATTGACCTGATCTTCTACCTTTTTAGATTTGTCGCCAGCATTACTTGGTCCTTTTCTTTCGTCATCTGGTTTAGTGACGGCAGAACCAAGGTCTTCGGCATCGTTCTTTAGTGGAGACGGCTCAGCGGGAACAGCTTTTCTTGTAGGAGCACTTGGATCACCTTTAGTATCTAGTGCCTCTTCAACTGTTTCTAAACCTGCCTCTACTTCTTTAATTTCAGTATCAGACATAGGGTCTCTCCTTTAATTATTTTAATTCTAGAATTAAATTGTTATAAACTATTTATAAACTCTGGATTTTCCAGAGTGCGTAGTTTACGCAAACTTAAAACTTTGATAAAAAGTCTTTGAAAACTCTCGCTTTTGCTTCAGCTAGTTCAGCTCTACGAACACTCTCAATTTCCTCTTTATATTTCTCAACTTCCATACTCTTCAGTACTCCGTTGTCCCATACCCATTCTTTACCTTCCATTATGCCTTCAACGAAAGCGTCAGGTGCCGATGGGTCTGCAACTATATCAGCTGCTGTTGCAAGATAGAAGTCATTGTTAATAACATTTTTGCCATTAACTTGTTTCATTGACCCCATACCTCTTGATGATACACCTAATTGAGCACCTTCGTCAATTAAATTCTTGACTATCTTGCCATATGGTGTATCCATGATCTTCGCCTCACCTATAAAGTTTCTGCCTTCAGGTTTTAAACTAGTGATCATATGTGAAACTCTTTCGAGGTTCACAGTCGGTCCGTCAGGATGTCCTAACTCACCGAAAGCTCTTTTCTTTTCTACAAATTCTTTATTGTATCTATTAACTTCTTTCGCTAATACATTTACTGGATAAACTCTACCATTACGATTTTTAATATCACCTTGTAGAAATATACCACGAATTTTGTAATCTTTGCCAGTACCTTTTTCTTCGGTAATGACTTCAATATTTTCAGTAGTTTCTGTAATCAGTTTCATTTATCTTACCTCTACCATGATAGTATAACTATCACCGTTATTAAAATTTCTTGTACTGAACAATACATCACCAGCAGGTGAAGTATCAGCAGTTAGGGTTGCGTTGTTAGGTATTTCATTACCATCAGTTCTAAAATCAAAAAAACCAGAACCAGATAACACAATCGCAGTCGCATTAGCAGCGGAAGTACCACTGCCTGCAAATAAAATCTCAACAGCCCCTTTTGGGTCTTGAGTGTTTATAGACCAATACAACTTAGAAATTTTCTTAGTTGCATCCTCGGTCATATAAGTTAGTGCCGAAGCATCCATCTTAGTAACCAAAGTCTCACCACTTCCATCAGATAAATTGGTAAACTTCATTGTAGTCTTTTGACCACTTACATCAGAAATAGTTTGACTCGTTACCGTATCGGCCATAATATTACTCTTCTATTTTAGATTCTAAGTCTTTAATAATTTCTTCTAGTTGTTCTTTTTTTGCTCTAAGTTTTGCTAAATCTTCGCCGTCAATTTTGCCGTTTTTATTCATATCCATTTTCTTTTGTGCGTCAGAAAGTTCTTCTTTCTTTTTCATTTTGTCGTCAAAATGTGAATCTTCGTCTTTCTTCTTCATCATATCTTTTTTCGGCATCATTTCTTCGTCTTTAGATTTTTCTTTTGCTTTAATTGCTTTTTGTAAAGCAGGCGGAAGTTTTTTCTGAGCGTCAGTCATTTCACCCATACCACCTTCAGTACCAGGATGATAAGGTTCTGTTTCTGCTTTCTTCATCTTTTTCATCTCGCCTTTTAAAACCTTTGCAGATTCTTCAAGCAAACTTCTACTAGTTCTTAATGATTCAGACATTTATTCTCTCCTTATGCTGTAAATGCAGCGTCTTTTTTTAATTCTAAAATTATGAAACCAGTAGCAGAAGCGCCGATTGATTCTAAATCACCACTACTTGCACCAGTATTTGTCGCATTATTAGATATTGCAGGTCCGTCATACTTACCTGTGCCTGCGAGTCTAAGAGCGTGTGTATCGGTTGAAGCGCCTTTGAATTGTATTTCTACTGATCCAGATAATGCCCACCAACATCTTGCGATACTTAGTTTAGCGCCGTTAGCGTGTCCTGATAAAGCACTTGCGTCTAATGCCGCTGAAGTTGCACTATCTGCCGAGTGATCTAACTGAACGATAACAGTACCACCAGCACTACCAGCACCAGTTGGGATTGGGTCATCTCTTAATGTTCTTGTTGCGAATGCCATAATTCTCTCCTAATTACTATTTATACTATCGCAAAGTTTCTTTATCCAAATAAGTCATAATTTTAGACTTATTTACACCATACTGCTTTGCGACTCTATCAATATTAGTGTCTATTTTATCTATCGAATCACTTGTTTTAAACAAGTCATCTATCGCTTTTTTCATTCTAGGCGATAGTTTATTATACTCAGTAGATACCTTATGTTGTACCTCAGTTAATTCTCTTTTATATTGACTAAACCGTTTCATCTGGTAGTATATCAGCACTAGGTTCAGCAACTTCAGGTTTAGGATCACTAGGTACATCACTTGTCACCTCAATCTCTTGAGGTGCTTCATCAGTAGGTGTTTCTTGTGGTTCATTCAACCAAGAACTAGCAACATCTGTTCTTTTAGTATCCAGAGACGCTGAAATTTTACCTGCAAGAGCATCCTTAAATGCTTTTTCAGCACCAATATTATCTCCTTGCGATAGAGAATCTACCATATCTTTAACATAATTTATATCTTTAGTTTCTGTTTCACTCATCATTTTCTCCTTCTAAATCTTCGAGTGGGTCTTGAATAAGACCGACTTTAACTTCGTTAGCAATCTGACGATTAATTTCTTCAATCTCTTCGTCAGTTTGTCTTAATACATTCTTTCTTAAAAATTCTACTGAAAAATATTTACCAACATAAGGTGTTACCTCAGTAGCAAGTGATAATCTTTCTTTCAATAGTTCTGCATTTTTTAGTTCTGCAAAGTGTCCATCTTTTAAGAAGTCATATTGTATATGGGATTTAATTGCATCCCAATCATCTATTGTGATTATACCTTTTAAGACTAATTGAGTCTTTAATAAGTCATGGAATAATCCAGTAAATCTTTTTCTCAATCTTTGTACAAACTTAGAAAACTTTATTTCATCTCTAGTTATCTCAGCAGTACGACCAAGATTAAAACCTTGATCTTGTTCCATTCTACTAATTGGAACATGGAGTGCTTTATAAACTCTTTTCTGGAAGTATTGAACATCTTGTATTTCACCAAGATTTTGTCCACCAGGTAGAGTTGTTATTTCTGTGCCTCGACCACCTTCTCTCCTAGGTAGCCAGAAATCTTCGAGCATTGACATATGTTTTCTGTCATCTCTCATTTCTCCTGTTGAGGCGTCATAAACAAGTTTATTTCTATACCTGTTCATAACATCTTTTAGATATTGTTCTGCCTTTACTTTAGGAAGATTACCAACATCTATATAGAATATTCTTCTTTCAGGTGCTCTTACTATTCTATAAATAACAACAGCATCCTCAATCATTCGTAATTGGTTAACTGGTTTAATTGCCTTATGTAAATAACTTAATACTACATTTTTATTCTGATCAATAACACCAGAAGTACAATAAGAGATAGCGTCAGTAGTAATTTTGATACCCATATTAGAATTAGGTGTAGTCATACCTTTTTCATTATAGACATACCACTCATTAACAGCCTGTGTCATTTCAACACCATTTCTGTTAGATCGTTGCTTTTTTATTTCTCTAACTTTACGAATTTTACGAGGGTCAATATATCTTAGTTCAGAAAGTCCTAATCTAGGTTTATCAGGATTAATTACTTTATGATAATAGACTCTACCGTCTATATACCATCTCTTAAAGATATCGTGACCTTTTTCTTCAAACTGTAATAGTTTTAGAATTTCATCAAACTCATCTCTAATTTTAGTTTTAATTTTTTGTGATAAACTTAAATTGTCTAGTGATAAAGAGACTGATTGATCTCTTTCATCTGCTACTATTGCTTCATTTACAATGTCATCAATAGCAGTATCCACTTCAGGATAAATTGCAATTTCTCGATATCTTCTAATTAGTTCTTCTTCATTCTTAGCACCACCTTCTTGGTCGAGATAAGATCCAAAGTAACCACCAGCCGATATCGTAGTAGTGCCATCATCAGCCGTAGGGACGGTGAAACTCTGAGGAGTTCCACCATCCTTAGCTTTTTGATTAGCTCGTGTTATTTGAAAGCCAAATAATTCAGCCATTAGATTTCCTTTTCATAATAATTCTACTAATTATTTATGTGTTAAATTAAGTAGTAGTATCAGTTTCAAAGTATTGGTATCTGAATGTGCAAGTGAAAGTCTCAACAGCATTGTTGGTATCATATGCAAGATCAATTGGTGATAGTGATGTTGGGAAAAGACCTCTAAAAGTATAAGTCTTTAGCAATCCACCATTTCTATCTAATTGATCAACAAAAGCATCAACTTGATAATCAGCAGGGTTTGTTAACCCTTCGTTATCAGTCATATTGTTCATTCCATTCAACCATCTTTCTAGTCCGTTTCTCACTAAGAAATCGGTGTCATTTAGAACAGTAACCGTCCAAGGTTCAAACTCTCTATCTCCTACGATATAAAGTGTTCTACCTCTAAATGGTATAGGCGTTTCACCTACTGTACTACCTGGTAATTGAGCAGCCTGACATAAGAAAGCCATTTGTTGCGTCTCACCACCAACGGCAGAATAACCAGGGAAAGGCATTGTCACCTTGAACTGATTGGCTCTAGCGCCCCCACCAGCGAGACGAGCTTTAAAGTCATTAATATTAGGCATTGTTTATTCTCCTCTCTCTAGTTTAAGCACCCGCAACTTCAGAAAAGGCCACGCCTGATCTCGTTGCGATAAAGTTTAAAGTTATGAAGTTAATTGATCTGTTAGGTTTAACAAAAATGTCTGCCCTAAACTCATTACGATCAATAACATCGCCAGTATTGTTAGTGTCATCACAAACAACTTGGAAGTCTGTGATTCCTCTACGACCTTGTACATCTCTTAGGAAAGGTTCTACAAGATTTCTAAATTGTGCTCTTGTAAACTCATCATTGAATTCAAAGAGTTGGAATTTAGCAGCTGTAGAAATTGCCTTTTCTAGAGTGATGAACAATCTTCTAACATTGATACGATCAAACGCACTTGGTTTTGCCAATGCAGTTTTATCACCGAACATTAAAGTACCCTGACCTGGTAAAGTTACCACAGGATTTATTCTTGCACGATATAGCGTATCTCTTTGTGATTTGTTAGGATTGTATGCAAGTTTGACAGCACCACGAATTTGACCTCTATTGAGACCTGCAGGTGAGAACCATGAGTCTGCAACATTGTCAGTTCTAGCACATAAACCAGCAATATCTCCGTTCAATGGAACGAATCTATATACATCATTGTATTTGTCGTACATATATTTGTAACCACTATCAATAACAGCATATGAAGTTGAAGATAATGCATCAGCAAATGCTTTTACATTTTCAGTCTGAGCGATAGGATCAGCAACATTTACAACATCTGCGGAAGCAGGTGAGATAAATGCAACAACATCTTTTCTAAACTCAGCAACATCAATCGCAGCTGTAGCATATGTAGTACCAGTAGCATCAGAACCAGTTTGAGATGGACCAGTCATTAATAAATTAATATCTACTGTTTCTCCATCTTTAAACTTATCTAATGCGAGTGCCAACTCACCGTTTGTTGGTGCGTTGTCATCTGTACCACTTGCAAGTGAATTATTGAATAGAGCAGTTGCACTTGAACCAGTATTATCGAATGTCTGACCTGCCTTAGCAGAACCAGCATTTGCCAGTGTAGTTTCGTGATCCATCCAATATACATATGCACTTTGATTGTATATTACATCAGCGTAGTAGTTAGTAGCACCTGATTCATTTTTTGCATCTGAAGCCTGTGAAACACCTTCAAATATTTCTAAGATAGTTCCAGCAGTACCTGTAATACCGCCATCTTCATCAACAATAACGATATGCATTTCGTCATTTGCACCGTTATTATTAGAAACATCAGTCGTTGTTCCTGGAGCAGCGTCAACTTGATCAAAGTATTTCCAGTATCTTTTGATCACAGCGTTATCTACTACTGCGTGTTTAAGACCTTGAGAGCCTGTGCTACCATGTCTTTTAACTGTTAAGTTATTTGTGTCGATTGCCGTAATTTCGTAGAACTCTCCTGACGGAGCAGCATTGAAATTGCTACTTGCGTCACCAAACTCTAATAAATCACCAACTACAAACTCTGAACCATTATCAACAGCGACCGTAGTAGCGCCGACAGCGATACCTGATCCGTTGTTTACGAGTGAAGTTGCAGTAGATGAAAATGCACTAGAATTTGTACACATAGAAACTTGTAAATTGTTTCCGTGAGTTCCAGCAGTACGAGCAGCCCATGGACCCACATTTGCTTGACCACTTGCGAAGTTATCAAGATAATGTTGGGTATTTTTTATCTGTATAGCAGTACCTGATACACAAGCATTTACATTACCTGTTGTAGCACGAACCACTTTTAAAGTATTACCGTACTGTAAAAAGTTAGCAGCCGTAAACCAATATTCGTATGTATTACCGTCTGGTTTACCGAATGTATCTACTAGTTCTTTTTCAGATGAAATGGTTACAATTTCATCCATAGGACCTTTTTCACATACGATAGCTGTTGCACCAATAGAAGTGGCTACTGCAGGTATAATATTTGTTAGGTCTGTTTCTTGTACGAGAACACCTGGTGATAGTTGGAATGCCATAGTGTTTTCTCCTTAATTATTTAAATTACCCTTAATTTTATTCAACCCTTGAAACTATTTATAAGTATGAAAAATTAGAGACTATCTGACTACATCTACTGGAGACCATACATCTCCATACTCATCAGTCTCAGTCTCAGTCTCATTTAACCCATCGTCCATAAATCCAAAAGGGGCCATATCTTGTTCAAGTGCATTTTGTTGCTCTGCAAATAAGGCATTACGCATATCAATATTGACTAATTCTTTAAAATACTGTTGATTCGCAACCCAGGCAAATATGACTAAACACATAACTAAATCATCATTACAACCATCCTCTGCCTCATAAGACTTACCTCTGGATATAAATGTAGATAATTCTGCAATCGTATCAAAATCTTGAATTATCATTTTATCACCTTCGATCAATGATTTTAGATTAGAACATCCCACTCTTTTTGCGGCCTTAGTCATTCTAAGACCTAATGAAGAACCTCTGCCACTAAATCCACCACCTAATATTTGACCTGATCTACCTTTTTGTGTACACATTAACATATTATCATATTCACATTCAAATTGTAAAGCGTCTGCAACTTGTTGGCCTAAATCATTTGTTTCTACCAAAACATATGCCATATTATATTTTCTTGCAAGTTCATTTATAATATTAGGAAAGACAACAGGTTTAACTTCATTACTTCTATATTTTGCCACAAGTTTATATGGCATTTCGCTTGTATCAAATATACAAAAAGCAGAGTAATCGTTATTTGTACCTCTAGATACATCTACCGTGCAAGTGTAGATATGATCTTTTTTAGGTAATTCAAATACATCTATATCACCACTTCGTTGTGGATCAATATGTGCTAATGCTTTTAATTTACTTGGTGCAATAAGCGTATTAACAGAACCTAAGAATTCACATTCAAACTCTGTTTGAAATTGCTGTTCACTTGTATTTTTAATTGTTTCTTCTTTCCACTTTTCATCACGACCAGGTACTTCAGACCAATGCACTTCAATAGGAACATATGTATTATTTTTGTTTATAGCGTCAGTCCATATTTTATAAAACATATTCATTCCATGTGGCGTAGATACCATCATAATCTTTGATGACTTACCAGAAGAAATTGTAGGATAAACTGAACTAAAAAATTCATCAGCAATATTGTTAGGTATGTAGGCAAACTCATCAAGGAATATTACATTAAAAGACCCACCTCGAATAGCAGATGATGAAGTTGCAGCCGCAACAATCTTAGAACCGTTTTCTAATTCTAATGAACCTTTGTTCCAATTCATTACGCCTTGTTGCATCCATTTAGGTAGATGTTCGTATGCAAGTTGTAAACGACCTAATAGATCACGAGCAGTTGATGATTTGTTTGCAAGAATAGCAACATTAACATTTTCATTAAATAAAACATAATGCAATAGATATGCAATAATGATTGTTGACTTACCAGACTGCCTTGGTAGTTTACAAATTGTAAATCTATTTTCGTGAAAAGTATCTACCATTTTTTCCTGAAACTCATACATTTTAAATGGTACGAGGCCTTTGTCAATGGTAACAATGTTAATAAATTCTGTTATGAAGTATTTTGGATCTTCAATACACTTAGACAATTCAACAATTTGATCTTCAGTAAATTCTGAAGAAGTAAATGCTTTCTTTAAATTAGGATTGCCTAGATACTGTTCTCTAGGATTCAGATTCTCCGTCATCTTTTTTTGTTTTCTTTAATAGTTTTTGTAATTCATTTGTCGAACCTACATATAACGCATTGGTTACATTTTTAGGTGCGTTGTTAGGAACTTCTTTTAGTCTTTTTAATCTACTTTGTAGACCTAATAAATCTTGCGATACTTGACTTACTGTTTGAATTAGTTGTCCTGCAACCTCGTATGTTCTAGGGTGTTCACTTTCTTTTGCAAGCGATAGAATACCATCTATTGCTTCATTACCTTTTTCTATTAACTTATAAAGATTTTCTCGGCCGTGGTCAAAATCATCTTGAGGATCAGCCGACTCTGGCATTACAGTAACCTCTTTTGGTTCTATTGGTTTAGGTGCCAATATTTGCTCAGCGGTTACATCTAATATCTCATTTAGTTTATCATCAATTTTACTCATACTATTATTTATGCTACCTAGAATAACTGTTTATTTTTCTACCACAAAAATACCAACAAATCTTAGCTGCATTTTGTGGTTTTTTAACCAATATATCTACAAACTGTTTCCATTCCTCAGATTCAAAAACATCTTCTATCTTATCAACATTACTAATATGAAATTTATCTTTCATTAAAGGTTTAAATTGTTCTTCCTCATATCCCTTTTCTTGCGTGGTCCAACAACAAGGCATAATATAACCTTGAGAGTTATATCCATATGAATCACCTAAATGATCCTTATATTGTTTAAGTATATTAGCAGACCAATCTGTTAAATCTTTTTGATTACTTTCATCAGCACCTAAACACAAAGGGTTTAATTCTTCTGGATTTCTAGGTCCAGTAAAAACCACTTCATCAGTTTTTAAAAACCAACGGGTTGTTTTATTTTTTATATCTCTAGGCATTTAATTTTCCTAATACAGCAAAACGCTCATTATCAAAATAGTATTTAGGATTAGTAGGTCTTAAAGGATCTTCAGGTCCATCAAACCTTCCTGATATGTTTATTTGAAATTGAATACCATTATCCTCGGCCATCTTTTTTGCTTCTTCAATATGATTTTCATTATATTTAAAAATAATAAATTGCCAACGGGTTTTAATACCCTTACTAACACACAACTTAGCCATTTCAAATAACTTTTTTCCATCTTGATTAACTCTGTGTATATGACTCTCATAAGGTAAACCATCTATACCAAATATCCATTCACCCCTACCAAAACTATCAAAAGCTTCATCATACCATTCTACTGATTTATGAGAAGCCGCGGTATGAACCAACATATACTTATCTTTTTCTTTTGCTATTTTTATAAATTCTATGAAGTTAGGATTGAATATAGGATCAGATATTTGACCACAGCATTGTACCTCATCAAAATAATCTACGATTTTGTGCCATTCTGATATAGTCATATCTCTTCCAGGAACTGGTCTTATATCTTTGTAATCTTGTTGACGCTCACACTTAGGACACTCTAGAGTACATCTAAACCCTATATCTAAGTTTATTCTCTTTCTATTGAAAAATTTATTTATCGAGTCCTGATGATTCATCATAATTCAACCCATCTTCAAAGAATTCTAAAGTTTCAGTATATGTGTAATCATCATCATAATCAGCTGATGTAGGATTAGGTGTAACCTTAACCCTCTCTTGTCTAGATGGACTTTCAGATTGTGGTTTAGTATATAAGTCAACACCTGCCTGACGAATTACAGCACCACTTGTAATTGGACCATATAGATATATTTTGGCAGTAAAATTCATTGTGTAAATTATTCTTCTATTAGAAGTCATATCACCATCGTAAGTATCTTCGTAATCTACACTATTTAAAACAAAAGGAATATCCCTTCTAACATCCATTGTTTTATCTTCAATCATTGTTACCGTATAGTCTGGTTGGAAAAAAGGCAATATCTGTTCTACAATTTGTAAACCATCATCAGAATTAGCAGTAAAAGAATATAAATTAAAATTCATATTATAAGGTACAGGTGCAAATTGTGTAAAGACTTTATTGTCATCAGCACTTTTTGCTTTTTTATACTTTAAGTTTTTATTAATCTTACGACTGGGATCATAAGAGATCCCAGTCATTTCAAAGCTCAATCGAGGTAGAGTGATTGCAACTGTTTCTTCACTGCCAGAACCTAAAGTAGTTTGTTGTTGTAGTCTGGCTAAAAACTTTTCTCTTGGTGCATACATTAATGGTACTCTTAAACTTGATACGGCGACACCATTAGAGTCATATCTTCTTACACCGATAGTGTTAAATATTGTGCCAAAAGCAATAACAGTATTTCTTAAATGCTTATTATAAAAATATTGACCGAACATTAAAAGTCCTTCCCAAAGTGTTCATCAACTTCACCGAATGGGTTTCTTTCGCTAAAGTCTAATATATCATCTGAGGTATCACTAGGTGATGTAGTGCCCGCAGCCGCTTCAAACTTATGACTTTGATCTACAATTTGTTGTTGACCAAGTTCAGCAGGTGCAGTTTCTAATAATATAAAATTAGTTTGACCAGGTATATCCGACTCCATCATTATTGAACCAGCTGCCAACCCTGCCTCAAGACTGACTTGATAGTCAAGCATATTTGTTGACAAATTATCTTCAACGGCGTCAATACTTGAAATACCAACTGACACTTCCTCCGAAGAGTATTCCCATTTAGTACATCTTAATTTGTAAATAGGAAGATCATTTACTTGATAGAATGGTTGTTCGTGTTCAACAAATTGTATCTCAAAGAAAGCATTTACTCTAGGAAACCATACTAAATCACCTTCATTAGGTCTCGTACTTTCAATTAAATTATTTTCTGATTGTAAAACTTGTTCCCATCTCATTTTAGAAACTACTAAAGATATATCATCTCGTAATTCTAAACCAAACTTTCTAATTATTTCTTGTTCACCAGCAAATCCATCTGTATTTTCAACATACATTTCCATAATATATGCAGCAGTGAATTTAGATGAAGTATCTTCTCCTAATATGCTATCTTCATTTACTAAAGTTCTAGGTAAATAATAAACATCTTGACCATAGATACTTAATTGCTCTATGATTAATTCTTCATAAAGACGCTGTTCATTCTGATTACCGTGATCGAAATAGACATTAGTTGGCATCTTATCCTACCATATAACTGATAGGTGATTCAAAAGTATCTCGTATTTCTACTTCTAATTTATTTTTCTCTTCTACTGCCTGTGAATAAATTGCTTCTCCGTTCATAGAAACTCCACCCAACATTTGAACACCTTGAAATTTTGAGAGATTAGCACCCCATTGTTGCTTGATTAAAGCAGTCGAATACCTCTTTAAAAACATATCATCATAGATATCCGTATATGTATCTGGGTCTAATTTTCTATAACATTCTATAATTAAATATTCACCTTCATTAACATCATTTGCCCAATCCATACCAATATACAACCTATTGTTGTGCATATTATATTTGATTGGTTTTTCACCAATGAGAATATGATCTAGAAAATCTAGGTGCCTCATTGTCATTTCATAGTGTAATATAGAGGTAGAGGAAAAATCATATAAATCGTTCAATCTCATTTGATATCTGATATCAAACATATTTAAATTTGATTTGTCATTGAAATTAAATATATTCATTACTGATAAAACAGCAGAAGGCATTACAATAAAGTTTTTCTGATTTTTATAAGACATTGAAACAGAACCTTCAGTACCACTACCTACAGCCTCATCTGCTCTTGCCCTCGTAATATCATCAGCAGTTATCTGATATTTCATATACATTCTTTCAACACCGTCATAGTGATATTGAGAAAAGTATTGTAGTGCTTCGTCTATTCTATCATCAACCTGGTCATCATCTACATTTATTTCAATAACAGGTTTACCTAATGCTCTTAGACAATATTCTTTTAAAGTTGATTTTGAATTTGGCACAGCCATATTTTATTCCTCTTTTTTTAAATCTTCAGGACTAAAACCTTGTTCACCTAAGTCTAATTTTCTATTTGGTTTAATTTCTAGTTCCTCTACTTTCGCTGATAATTCTTTTATTGCTTCAATCAATAAAGGAACTAACTTATCATACCAAACTGTTATATACTTTTCGTCTATCGGTGCTTCAGTTACCACTTCAGGTAATACTTTTTGTACTTCCTGTGCAATTACTCCTACTTGTCTTTTATCATTGTCATAACCTAAAGACTTTGCAGTTTCATTTTCTTTATAATAAACACCTCGTAATTCTTTTACTTTACTTAATGCATTATCTATTTCACCAAGAACATCTTTCAATCTCTCATCTGAATAGTAAGCAGTAATATTATTTGTTGCCCTAATCTCACCCGTAGTTGTTGATCCTGCAGTACCAACCCCTAATGAATTAACTTGAGCATCGGAGTTAGTAGTAAAACCACCAGTAGGTCCAGTAGGCCCAGTAGGTCCAGTAGGTCCAGTAGGACCAGCAACTGTCGAATCAGCACCAGTAGGACCAGTAGGTCCAGTAGGTCCAGTACCACCTGTAGGTCCAGTAGGTCCATCAGGTCCAGTAGGCCCAGTAGGTCCATCAGGTCCAGTAGGCCCAGTAGGACCAGCACTACCATTAGTACCAGAAGGTCCAGTAGGACCAGTCGGCCCAGTTAAGGCCGCATTTGCAATAGTTATCTTTTTCATATTTCCAGAATCAGAGGTATCTGATACTAGAATTAAATCATCTGAAGCACCTGTCGTAATCGTGGGTTGATCCGATATCGGATCAATATCAACCTTACCGGTTACGCCATCAATACTTACACTTCTTGTTCTTGCCATTATTCTTTCGCCTCCGTAGTGGTAAGTAGGGCGACCCATCTATAAGTGTGCCCTGCTATACCGGTTACTTTTACATAAATTGCGTCATTAGTTGCATCGGCACCAACATCAACAGCCAATGCAGTATTATCTTCAGCAAGTATAATTTCATATAGATTACCTACATCAGCAGTAGTTCCTGAATTATGATCTATTATACCTTTTAGATGATATCCTGCACCAACACCATCTACATCTGTTCTTCTTGCAACAATATCAACACTATACATTACAGTTGAATTGTTTGCGACACTTACTCTACTATTAGCAACACCACCTATAAATATTTCTGTTTCAGTAGCATCCGATGTAGTGCCAGTTAAAACATTTTGTGAGGTGACTGCATTAGCAGTATTACCTGTAATTAATATTCCACCACCTAGTTGAACTATATTATCACTAGAGTCTCTAATAAATATTTGTTTATCAGCAGTATTTACTGCTATCTCTCCAACTGCAATATCACTTGTAGTAGGATTACTTCCCGCGGACTCGCTTCGTTTTGGTTTTATTACTGTCGCCATTATTTACCTTTTCATATAATTTAGTTAATTCATTACTTAAATTATTGTTTTGTTCTTCCAACTCAGAAACTTTCGCCTGTAATAAAATATTGTCCCCCATAATATTATTCAATTTTTTCGAGTAAGCAGTCAGAACATAATTAATATTTACTTCACCCGTTATAGTTTGAGCATCATCAAATTTAGCCATTATAATTTCACTTTCTTAATTATTAGTATGTGCCTCCGTCTATATCACCAAACGCAGGTGCAGAAGCACCATTTGAAGTCATTACTTGACCTGCAGTACCAGCAGCAAGTACAGATATCGCACTGGTTCCATTTGCAAGTAATAATCTGTTTGCAGTTAAACTAGCAGCACCTGTACCACCATTTGCAACAGGTAATGAACCGGTTACTTTTGCAGTTAAATCAATACTACCAGCCAACATAGCATTTGTAATACCACTTGCCTTAACTTGTAGTGTATCTGAACTTATCTCTATTGAACTATCGTCAACTTGAACTGCCAGTGTATTACCTGATTTTGTAAGACCAGCACCAGCATCAATTTGACCAGCACCAGA